TGGCAATATCAAGTTCCAACATAATAGAAGTCTTTGTTGCGGGAGTCGTATAAATCGTAGTTCCACCAGCAGCATTACTTACGTTCTGTGCGATTGCGTTTTTAAAATCATTTGCCATTTTTAATTCCTCTTCATTTTTATATATTTATAATACTTGTTCTATCCAAGTGCAACTGCCATAGCGACTGTAAATCCTTTTGTTGGAAGTCCTGCAGCTGATATTGTTTTATTTTCCCAAACAGATGTTCCACTATTATATTGAAGAAGATCAAGATTTGCTAATCCCGATATAGTAGTATCATTCATTTCTGCCAAAGTATCCTCTGTAGCAACTTGTGCATCAACATATGCAGTTGTTGCTAATTTTGTAGAATTATCACTTGCAGATTGTGTCGTACCAGTAACCGTACCAGCAATAGAAGTAGCAGTTAATGTACCTGTAATATTTAGATTACCAGTACCAGTAATATCTTTACTATTTAAATCAAGATTTCCTCCCAACTGCGGAGTAGTATCATCTACTACGTTTGAAAGTGCAGAAAACGATTGCGTAGCTATTGTATTAGTTTTGATTCTCCATTCATCAAATGTATCTGTTAAGTTTACTACTTGTGCTGGCATGTTTTTTCTCCAAATTTCTTCTAATATTTATATAACTTATTACGCTTCACCATCATCATATGCTTTCCAATTTTGAATATTTTCGTCCCAAAGATGATATTTTCCTTCAGCAACTGGTACTTCCATATTGGCATGTTCCCATTGACAAGTTTCTTCGTTTAATGTCCAAGAAGGATATGGTTGAGGTGGAATAAAAGCATCTCTAGTTTCATCATATTTATATCCAATCCCTGCATAATTTTTTCTTAATGGTGTTCCACCAAGTCTATGTTGACCTTCCCAGGTATTGTATGAAGTTTGAATCCAATTACTAGGTGAACCCAAAGCCCCAGTATCAATATATTCTTGTTCAACTCTAAGAACACGAATTACTTTATTGTCTCCATCTATCTCAGCAAAATGACTCATATATTCCTTACTTTTTAGTATAAAAATGTGTTATACAATACCTACCTAATTCTTTATTTCTATATTCTTCTTCAAGTTCAACCTTATCAATTTCATGTAAATAATAACTTGGAAATATTAATAATCTATTATGCAAACATTCAACTTTTTGATTTGATTCTGGAAAAGTTAAATTTCCACCTGTAAATCTTTTTGGTTTTTTATAAAACCAAATTAAAACAGTATGCATAAATTTATCAAAATGAGAATTATAACAATCTCCATCATCATAATAGCTAACTATCGACTCATCATTATTTGTTATTTCCCATTGTCTATATGCTGCTGTAGTTTTTTTATAATTGTCTCTAACTTCTTGTGATGTAATTTTTTTATATACTTGTAATATATTTGAATCTTCTCGTCTATCCAGATATTTATCATCTAAATAAACTCTTTTCATCTTGCCCATCGGTTTACCAAATTCTGTTGCAATACCATAACCAATAGGCTGATTGTCTGGTAAAAGATCCCTTTTTAATTTTTCTAAATCTTTCCACACTAAATCTTCTTCAGTCGGTGAATAAAAATCATCAATAATCATATATGGAAAAGCTTTATTATTTGTACATAATGTAAAATTCATTTAACACCAAATTTATTTACTGACTCGTATTATATCTGATAATAACTATACCAGAACCTCCTGAACCTCCAACTCCCCCTCCACCACCAGTATTAGGTGATCCGGGTTGATTTGCAGAAGTCGTTGTACCACCACCTCCACCTTGTCCACCTGGCCCAAGTGCTGAGTGTGATGTTACACCACCTCCACCTCCTCCTCCACCTGCATAAAAAACAGAAGTACCATTTCGATAAGTACTTTGTAAACCATCACCGCCAGGAGATGCAGCCCCTTGACTGGGTGCTGGTGTTCCAGGTTGACCTGCACCACCTCCACCTCCACCAGAACCAGCACTATTACTATTTCTATCTGTACTACTACCACCGGGATTTCCTTGACCTGGCGTTCCAGCACCACCACCTAAACCGCCATGATTTCCAGCACCTGCACCAGCTCCAGAACCACCAGCACCACCGGGCCCGAGTCCACCTTCTGCACCACCTACAGAAGCAGTATGAGTAATAAGAGAACTTGATATTGATGAAGGAGTACCAGCAACATTAAAAGTTGCTCCTGCAGCTATGGTTACTGTTCCAGTACCTTGTGTGCAATTTAAATTGGTCTGTACAACCATACCACCTGCACCAGCAGCACCATGAGCAGTTCCACCTTCGGGCATACCGGGAGGTCCTGCTGATGAACCACCCCCACTAGCGACAATTAAAACATCAACAACACCATCTGCTGTTGCAGTAACCGAACCAGTATTTAACCAAGTATGAGCTCTATAATTTACTCCACCCTCAGAATATTCTTGTACATCATCACCACCAATTAATCTAAAACCACTAGAGCTTGCAACATGCCTGCCTGTATTAATAAATGCCATAGTTTATACCTTACAATTAAACATAAATCTTAAGCCTTGCCCAGTATTTCCTGAACCTATTTGTGTAACTCTAAAAGTTATTCTATCACCAGATGAAAACGTAGTTGTCGATAAAACACCAGCTGTTATAGTATTTGCACCAGCAGTAAATTTTGGTTTAGTAGAATAAATAGATCCTCCATTTTTTTCTATATCAACTATTACATCAGCACCAGAACTTGCATTATCTATATGCCCAACAGCAGCTTCTATATCACCTGAACGAGACATAACCATTTGACCATATCTTTTTACTGATAGATTTTCTGCAACATTGTCACTATCAAACCCTGCTATAAAAGAAACATCATATGGTGCTTTACCACCCGGAAAAGTTAAATTCGTAGTGGAACGAACCCAATCAGTTCCATCATAATACATAATATCACCAGACTGCGCACCGCTTATTCCAAGTTTTGCACCAGTTATAGAATTATCTGCAACTTCGGTTGTACCAACTGCATTGTTGGCTATCTTCGCAGATGTTACTGCATCATCTGCTAAATTGTCTGATGATATAGAACCATCAGTAACCATTCTTCCATGTGTTTTAATAGACATTTATAATTTTCCTTTTTTATGCTTTACACTTTAACATAAATCTTGCACCAGCACCAGCAGTAGATGAACCTATTTGAGTAACTCTAAAAGTTATTCTATCACCAGAAGCAAACGTAGTTGTTGATAATACACCAGCTGTTATATTAGATGCACCAGCAGCAAACTCTGGTTTAGTAGAATAAATTGATGTTCCATTTTTTTCTACATCACATATTAAAGCAGAACCAGCACTTTGTGTATCTATATATCCTGCTTCTCCTTCAAATGTTCCAGTTCTTGCCATTACCATTTGACCATATCTTTTTACTGATACATTTTCTGCTACATTATCACTATCAAATCCTGCAATAAAAGCTATATCATAATGCCAACCAGCAGTTCTTACCCAGTTTGCACCATCATAATACATAAGATCATTAGTTTGTTGACCACTTAATGAAATCTTAGTTCCATCAATAGAGTTTGCCATTATCTGTGTACCAGTAATGGTTGAATTTGCTATTGATATATTTGTAATTGTATTTGGAACGATTGATGCTTCTGTAATTGTCTGTGCAGCTATCTTCGCATCTGTTACCGCATCATCAGCTATCTTCGCAGTTGAAACTGAACCATCAGCAAACTTGGCTGCTGTAACTGCGTTAGCTGCGATCTTAGCTGTCGTAATTGTACCATCTGAAGGTACACCAACTGTTGATTGAAATCCAAGATGTAAACAACGAATTAATGAACTTACAGGTGGTGCTGTATTAAACTGTATTGATGTTGCTGTTGGTAATGAATATGCAGTTGTTGGTTGAACAATACCATCAATATAAACTAATAATGCATTAGTAGAACCAACACTTGCAGTAAGATTAAATGTTGTCTGTGCAGCTACACCTACAAATTCATCAATCGTAAAATTCTTCAATGCTGTTGTCAGCATCGCAGATGTTATTGTATCATTATTAATTACAGCTGCAGAAGTTGTACCAGAAAGTTGTCCACCTAAATTAGGATCTGTAACAACATCACTAAAAGCAAGAGTACCAGAACCATTAGTAGTAAGTGCCTGACCACTTGTTCCATCAGAAACATTTAATTCTGGAATACCAACTGCATTAGCAATAATCTGTGCATTACTAACTGTTCCACTAAGGTCACCACCAACTGCTGTTGTACTAGCATCAATAGTAGTAAAAGATAAAGTACCAGAACCATCAGTTTTTAATACTTGACCAGCTGTTCCGTCAGAAAATTTTAATTGAGTAATACCAACTTGATTAACAACATTACTCATATCCTCTCTTGCTAATGGAAATCCACCAGCCGTTGAACCGTCATGGACTACAACTGTATCCTTAGTGGTATCAATAGTTGATTCCCCCTCATGTCCGGTAAACGCGACATGCTCGGCGGTTGTTCCTCTTCTTCTTTGAACTCTTTTTGCCATGTTATTTCTCGCTTATCTTTAGTAAAAGATTTTTTATATCTTGCATATCATTTTTCAAACTATTTATATCATCCACACAACTTTGTAAAGTAGCTTGTTCTTTTAATTTTTGATCTCTTGCTATTTTATATGCTTCTAAACCAGTAACATCAGTATTTAAAACAGCTCTCGATACATTGTCTCTAATAAACTTATGTTCAATCATGCCATTGCGATTGCTCTATAATCTTGTATTCTTGGAACCTTAGTTGTATTTGGACTTGTCATTACAATCTTAACTGCAAAAGTTTTAAATGATGTATATGTTGCACCACCAGAAGTATAATTTACATTTCCAGCAGAAGGATCAAATTGATATTCAGCCATTTCACCTGCCGTCAACGCAACATTACTTGTATTGGTTGTTTGTGTCATTACTTGCCAAGGTCTATCATCAAATTGTTCTGGATCAAATACTGATAAAACTTTATAATAAACATAAACATTTGTTCCTGCTGGTTTATTCATTGTTAAAAATACAGTCAAGTCTGTTGCATCAAAACCATCTGTCAAAGTTACTCGTCTTGAAATATATTTTGCAAGTGCATTACCACCAGAAGGTTGTTCAGTTTCATTAGTTATATCAGTATTAATTTGATTTGCAATAGTAATAACTCCTAAACGACCTGCATCAACAATAGGACTAATATGATCGCTTGTAGATGATAGAGTAGCTTTCGTAACATAACTACCAGCAGTTGTTGTAATTACTTGTCGTGTATCAAATTCGTGATTTTGATTTGGTACAGTACCAACATAAGAACTACTTAAAGAACCACCAAAAGGAGTTGTTTTAACACTCCACGCAACTGTAGTATTATCAATATGTAATTCTTGTGGTGTTAATTGCATAACATCCATATTTTGATCGTTCGGTGAATTTAAACTTCCGTTTGCAGCTGCACCTTGATTGTTATCCATTGAAGTAGGATCATTGTGGAATATAGCTTCATGTGTACCACTAATAGTATATTTACAACGATTCAAAACAAATGTTAAATCTTGATTTTGATTTTGTTGCCAAGTACTTGCATTTTGTGATTTAAACAAAACACCAGAATGAGGTTGTTTAGAAACTTTTCTTGTCGAACCAAGTATATTTTGTCCAAGTTCTGCTAAGTAAAGTTCATATGCATTACTATTAGATGTTACGACAACAGAATATTCTCCGGGTTGTAAAAATACAGATGAAGGAAATGTAAATTTTGTTGCGACTGATGCATCAGAACTAACACTAACTTGTGATGGAGTTTTACTTACATCAGAAAAAGGGACAACTTCCAATGTTGGAAAACCAGCTTCTGTTGAACGAATCGAAACATTAACTGGTACACTTCCACCATCAACTGATCTAAAATATAAATCAACATCTGATAAATAAACACCATTTGGATATACAGTATTATCAACAACAAATGTTTGTGCAAGAGGATCAACTCGTCTGATAGTTGCTATAGTAACATTTCTATCAAAACGTCTTGTCGTTACAACAGCTTCTCTTGCAGATCCCATTTCTCCAACATGAAGTCTTGGTATTCTTGAAGAAAGAATTGTCTCTTGACTTGTTTGCAATAAACCCTGTGCATGAAATTGTGTTTCAGCAAAAGTACTTGCAGTTTCTAAATTTCCATTTGGATCATCTGTTAATAAAAATGCTCTTTCACCAGTTCGGAATACTAGTAAAGGTGGAACTGCTGCTTGTGCTTCGTCTGGACAAGGCAAAGAAAATACTATACCAGAAATAGAACCACTATCATCTGTATAAAGAGGATCATTATTTACACCAGCAGTTGATCCATCAACCTTAAATTCTGGTCTAACATATTCAGATATGGCCACACCATCAAAGAAAGGATATACTCTAGTATTTGGTTTTAATCCAGTTGCACTAACAGTAATTATTTGAGCTCTAATAAATGGTAAAATAGAAAGATCAACTACTCTTTCTCCCAAACTTTGATTTACTGTTTCTGAACCAACAATAGTTGTGCGTATTCCAGTTCTTGATTGAAGTTGATCGACTGCCAAAGTTTGTTCTTGAATTATACTATTTCCAGACCGAAAAGTTCTACCACGAGCTGTAACTCTTTCATTTCTTCCAGTACCAACATCTTGCCAATCATTCCATTGACTACCAAAACCAAGACCAGCCAACATTTCCCACGCATCATTTTCACCAGTTGCATTAACAATAACTTCTGGTCTATTGTTTTTTGAAATCCATATATCACTAGAAGGATCTAATGATACTACACCATGCCAATTTTGCACATCATATGGATTAACACTACTAAAACCACTAGCCAAAGTTTGACTAATAAGTGGTGTTGTCGTATATGGTAATGTAATTATATCTCCTGTTTGTTGTACACCTGTAGAAGAACCAGATTGATAACTCAGGCCTGTAAAGTTAGAAAGAAATGGAGGTCTTAATTCACGATTATTAAAGTCAATAGCACACTTATAATCTGCACTACGAACATTACCGATACTATGTCCTGCAAAATCATCAACTAAGATTCCATTTTTAAATCTATCCAGCCCAGCAGCATCTTTAACAACTAATTGTTCTGCAGCTGTTTCTAATAAAGAAAGAGCAGTATAATATTCAACATTATTTAATCGTCTTTCCAATTTACCAATATCACTCATGGTATACCGTTTATTTTCGATATAACGAGCTTGGACATCTGTTGGTTTAAATGTATAAGCAGGAATACTAAGTTCCCATAAACTCATTGTATTATCTAACTTATATGGAGGCACAGGAACATCTGCAGCCACACCTTTGTGAACACCAAATTTTTTCTCTCTACTTAAATAAAGTACATCTATTCTTGGTTGGTAATAACTATAATCTGCCTCCCAATTTGTATTTGGTGATGGCAATTCTACACCAGAAACAGTATTAACCACTACTGCGCCAGGTGCAGTAGGATCTAATGCATCATCTCGTCTTGGTCTAAAATCTATACAATCTCTTAATTCTACTAATTCACCAGTTACGGGACTAGTATAAGTTGGTATATTATCATAACCAGTAGCCGCAGTATAAGAATCAGCAGATAAATAACCAGTACCACTATGAGTAAAATAATCATGGACAACAAGTAGTCTACCTGTTGGTGCTGTTCCGGTTAATTGTATTCTTGCGTGATCGTAAAAATTATCTCTTAGACCATTATCTAATGACCAATTTGATTTTGATTCTGTATCACCCGCTGCTAAACTTACCATTGTTGCAGTAAAACTATTAGTTGAACCAGTAATAGTTTCTGTCCCAGCAAAAGTTCCTGATGTAACAACAAACTTAACAGCCGTTGCTACACTATGGTCAATTACAGTTCCTTTTGCACCAGATGTTCCACCAGTAATAGTTTCTCCTGCAAGAAAAGTTCCATTTGCATTTGAAACAGTTAATGTAGGTGGTACTGCATTAGTACCCGTATTACCAGAATCATAGACAGCTAAAATATTTGCTACATCTGCTATACCAAGACTAGTATATGAAAGTGAAGTTGTTGTTGGAGCTTGAATAGGAGAAGATTTACAAAAAACTTTGGTTTTAATACGTTCTTGTTTTGCATCAACATCCATTGTTACCCAAAAATCAAATCCAGTCGCATTCAAAGTACTATCACCAGTAAATATAGTTACTGATTGTCCATTTGCAGCTACTGTTACTGTTGCAGCTGCAGGACTTGTTGCACTAAGATTAACATTGACACCACCAGCATCTTGTGCATGATAATGTAAATCCTTAACAGATGAACTTAATGCACCAGTTCCAAAGAAAGTTTCGTTAGAACCACTTGATGTTAAAGTAACTGAACCAGAATTAATAGTTCGATTACCAAAAAACTTTTTCTTGGTATAACCAGTTTTAATTGCACTTGCTGAATCACGAATTGTTTTAATCGTATCTTGTGGTAATTTAAATACCATAGTGTTAAAATCGGTTTCAAACAATCTTGCATCGCCACCAGAAACTCCACCAACTTTACCTAATGCATTATTAATTGCACAATCATTAGATATAACTACTGGATTAGCAGTTTCATCAACAGTAAAAGAAAATCTTTCTGCATCAGCAAATGCATTACCACCTGTCATTTGAATATCATATATAAAAAGTTGGTATCTCCAAGTATTCGGTGTACCAAGTGTCGGTCTATCTATTAGTGTTATTTGACGTACTCTACAAGTACCAATTTTTACTGCGGCATATTGTGCAGCAGATGTACCTGCAACACTACCACTAAGGATATCAACTTTTTCGTGGTTATTGACATTAAAGAATCCGTTAACAGTATCAACTTTTGCATAATTACCATATTGCATTAATCGTTCAAAATCAGCCAACTGTGCAAATTCTCTTGCACGATCTACTGTAACATTACTTGAAATTAATGTTCTAAATTCATGTCCTTGAATATAAGCTTTCCCGGGATCTAACTGTGCAGTAAATTTTGTTGCATCGGGCGTGTCTGCTTGATGAGTTTTTAATTGAACAGGAAAATGTCTTACCGTATAATTACCAGACTCATCAAATGTTCGTCTTGCAAATGTTTCTTCCAAAACAGAATAAACTGGATATTCTATATTGACTTCTTTAACACCATTATTAAGTTTTAATATTTCTATAAAATCTGTATCGTCTGTAGATGTTAAAGTTTTCTTGGTAAGCGTAAGTGCATATTTTAAACGATCTGCACCTGGTGCTGCGAAGTTAAATGCTCCCTGTGCATTGTCTAGTAAAGTATTATCATCACCAGAAGCAACAGTCGTTGCTGCAATCTGAAACCCAATTCGATAACTTGGTGTATTTGTATATTCGTCTAGGATAAGTGTCGAACCACCTGCACGAATAAAAGTACCGTTAAAATAATAAAATCCTGGATCATTAGAAACTGCTGACCCAAAACCAGTTGCAGAAGAAGATGCAGCTAAAACTGCACTTGAAAAATCTGATGCGACAAGTCTTTCACCAGAATTAAATACTGCACCAGTATTAAGAGTTGCTGTTGCTTGTGCATCGGATCCACCACCACCAGTAATCGTGACTTGCATTGTTCCTGAATAACCAGATCCTTTTGCAGTAACATTGATACCAATAATAGTTTGGGCAGCTGATGTTCCATTATTTCCGAGAATAGCAGTTGCAGCTGCTCCAGTTCCACTACCACCAGGATTAGTTATATTAACATTGGGTACAGATGTATATCCTGTTCCTGCATTACTTACATGAATACCTTGAACATTTTGTGTAATTCTGTCACCAGAAAGATATTTTACCCATACCGTATCTGGATTACCAGTAGTTGCATCAACAGCTGCAGTATTGACAACCTTTGCAGTTGTTCCTGATTGACTACCAATAATTGTTTTGCCGAGTAAATCGGCTGGAGTAATTGCAACTCCATTATAATTAGCTTGTAATTTTACAAAAGAATATTCATCATCAACGTGCAACTCACCACCAGAAACTCGACTACCATTTGCAAATACATGATCTCCAAATCGTTTAAGTTGTTCTCTTAATATAGTTTGTTCTTGTGTTAATTCCCTGGCCTGAACTGCAACGGCAGGTTTATAAAGAACTTGATGAAAATCTTTAGCTGCATCATAGTCATCAAAGTATGGACTTTGGTTAAGGTCTAAATTTATATTGGTTGTCATTTATTATATCCTTCTTAAAATTCAACTACTAACTTAACATCTTCCGTTTGGTCAGAAGCACGATTGATTGGAGCTCTAAATTCCATATAAATTTGTTCTCCACTATCATCATCTAATTCTGCACCAGAATATGTAGCTGCTGTTGCAGCCGAACCACCTGCGTTTGGATTAGTAATTAAAATTACTTTTCTAAAATCGTCCCCAACTGTAAAATCACCACCCTCAGTTCCAGTTAAACGAACATTCATCATTACATATGCACCACCAAGTTCAGTTTTTGAATTTTTACCATGACCACCTTTAGGACCGATTCTTGGTTCAAGAGTACAACCACTTCCACCTGCACCAGCAAGAGTTGCTGTACCAGAACGATAACCAGTACCAACTGCTGTCATAGCAATTTTTTTAATAACACCACCAACAATACTTGAACATCTTGCAGTTGCACCAGAACCTTCTGTAGTTGTAATTGTTACTGCCGGCATTACTTCATAAACACTTGTACCATCTGGTGTTGTTGTCCATGCAGAACTAACTGTTACAACTTTTGTTGAACCAACATAATCACTAATTGTTCTAAGTTGTCCACTACCTGTACCTGAAGAAATATAAACCGTTTGTGCATTATAAAGATCATCAGTTGCAGATGCAGTAGTTGCGAGAGTAATTGTTGTAGATGCTCCAGCCTGTGCTGTTCCAGTATTTGTATTAGAATATCCTGTTCCACCAGCAGTTACGTCTATATGTTCCAAAGCACCATCAACAGCTGCTTGTTGTACAGTCCATTGTGCAGTACCATCATTTGATGCTAAAACTTTGTTTGGAATCCAATCTGTAGTTACATATTTTAAAACATCTGCTTGCTGAACTTCATACATAAATTTCCAACGATAATTATCTGATGTTTCAATAATTGAAGATGATTGACCGGTTGGTTTAACCGTAGAAGCAGCACCACCATAATTACTAATACACTTATAAACATTAAATTGATCGGTTAATACAAAAAATGTTTGGTCAATCTGGTCATCTTGTAAATGACTGTATTCTGCATAAACAACTCCTGATGTCCAATCATTTCTTTTTATAACATGAGATACATCTGATTGATTAATCAATTTAGCTGCAATCATGTCATTATGATGAATAAAAGGTCCCTGTGTAGTATCTATCGGGGTGGGTATTGATGTATCAGAAGCAGAAGCATTTGCATATTGGCCAGGACTTGTACCAGACCAAGCATCAGCTTTTCCAATCATTAGGTATACTTTATTAGATGCAAAAGAACTCAAAAAATTATCTGCGTTGTAAGTTCTAAATGCGTTTGTTATAATTGCTGGCATAACTCAAATCCTCTTGTTAATTTCTTATATTTATAATATTTATACAATACTTATGTGGCTATTCATAGTAATTCTTTGTTTTTCGTTCTTTGTTAAAACATATCTATTAATCATTTCATCTTTAAAAAACTCAATAGTATAATGATTACCTCCTAATGCCGTTCTATCTGTTCCATAACCACATTCTTTACGAAATTTCAACTGATCTACTTGTCTACGCATTGGCCCTAATTGTAAAGCACCACCAACACCAGTAGAAATTAATCCCCAATCTTCAAAAGATGTTTCATTAGCGGTAATAAGACCCCAAACTTCAGGATCAAGTGGTGGGTCTGTCGATTCTGCTTGCTGAACAAATAACCAATCTGTAGCATCTGCAACTCGTAAAACAATAATACCCAAATCTAATTCATAAATATGCCAAGCAGAAGTTCCACCATTTCCGTTTTGATAACCACTATTTGGCCACGCACCACCAGAAGGCCATTCAGCTAAAGTTTGGTATAACTGATTATTCAATCTTACAGCAGGACTAATATCACCATCATGGAAAATAATATTATATGGATATTTATGTGTAGGTGGAACAGTAAGTTTTAGTGCAGTAGGTAATAATCCTGTTATTAATGTTCTTCCAAATAAAGCAAATCCTGCTGGATGCACTACCCGTTTAACATAATCTCTCCAATTATCAATAGTATTTCCAGCTTTGATTTCGTATGAAAAGGCTTGATAAAATAAACTATCTTGAATATAATTACCTGCTGATAATTGACCATCATCACCAATATATCTGGTGTTTGCTTCATCTTCATAACTACCAATAGTCAATGTTCCTGTTGCATCACCAGCTCCTTTACCAGTAAAATCTAAAATTGGAACAACTTGATAATGAAAACCAGTATTAACTATAGTTAAAGTTTTGATACCACCAATGTTATTCCCTCCTAAAGTGATGTTTGCACCTGTTCCAGTTCCACCACTAGAAATTGACGGAATACCTTTATAACCATAACCATTATGTTCAAACTCTACAGCAGTAACTGCACCAGAACCATCTACTGTTTTAACAAGAACACTACAAGTTCTTCCATCTATTTCTAATTTATCTGTATTATTAATTTTAAACTTATCACCAACAACATATCCACTTCCACCTGCAACTATGGTTGCACTAGTAATACTTCCAGTAGTTAAACTTTCAACTAATACTTGAGCTCCAACTGCTCCTGCACCACCACCCACTATTGGTATATTATCTTGTAAACTATATCCATTTCCAGCATTGGTTATTGTATAATCTATTACCATCTTATCGAGAGTATAAGTATCTGTTCCATCTGTAATATCTTCACCATCTGCAAATGTTCCATTTACTTTTGAAAGATAAATTGTTGATACTTCAAAAGAACCCATTTGTTCTTTAAGAACTAACTCTACAATACCAGTAGCTTTAGAAGTTACACCAGTAATTGTTTTACCATTAATATTAAAAATTGCAGCTGTACCACTTGTATCAATAGTTCTTAAAATTTTATCTCTACTATATCTTCCATCTGATACTCTTAATATATCAACAGACGGATAATAAAATTCAATTTCTTCTTTGTATAATAATCTGAATAAAAATTGAAATGATTTTTCACTACCCTTTGCACGATAAAAATCACGAAGCTTTTTTATTACTTGTGGTTTATTTGCATTTGCAAAAATTGCTTCTGAAATATCTTTACCAAATTGATTTTTAAAATATTGTAAATAACTATCTACTGTTTTATCAATATTAAAATAATTTGTTAAATTACCAATAACTTCATATGGTTTTCCAGTTTGTTCCAAGTACTCATAATATGCTTCCAAGAAAGCTACAAACGTAGGATGATCTTGTGTAACAAATCTGGGTAATTGTCCTTCAACACGAACAGATATTCTTTCGTCAAAAGAAGGATGTATTGGTAAATTAGGATTACTAGGCATATTAGATTATTGTCTCTGAAACCATTGTAATATTAACTGATGCAGTATCATCTGTATCAATCGTTATTATTTGTTCTCTTAAAGGAGTTATATCCTGATTATTAGTTCCTGGCGTTATTGTAACTTTAATATTCGTTGTACCATCTGAAATCGCATGAGGAGTAAAACTATTCATAACAACTTTACCAGTAGTGTAATCTATTGTACCCAAATCAGTCGAACCAGAGGGTAATACAAAAAATACATTTGGTACATCAATCGTAACAGCACCAGTAGAACTATTATAAGTTGATTTAACTAATCGAACTTTTCCTGCACTATTATCCCATAATGTATAAGTGTTACCATCACTAGCCTGAAATACTGTACTAGTAAGTGTTCCCTTTTCCAAAGTAGTATTAAATTCTAAATTATATGTTGCAGCCACTCCCAATGTTTCTGGTGAAATTCTTTGTTGATACTTAATAGAAGTTTTACTATTCCTAATAGAATTATTAGTATCATCTATTGCTTTAGTTAAAACAGAATATCTAAACTTGCTGTCAAATTTTTCAACATTACCTGAGAAATAATTATTAATTGATGTATTGATATTTGTTTTTAATGTATCCTCATTTGTCAACAAAGTAACAGGATCATAATTAACTGTGGCATCTATAATAATATAATAAAAAATTGGATCAACAATTTCTGGTATAACAGTAACCACATTTGTCTTATCTAAGATAGAAGTTTTTATTACATCTTTTGTTGCTGCACTATAAGCAGTATTGCCTACTGGTTTAATTGCAATAAAAACTTTTCCATATACTGCTGGGCTTGCATCTTCACCACCATAAACTGTAATAGATTCTATATCAGGTCTTTCTGCAAGTAAAATTGCTTTATAATCTTCTTTCGTTGTTGCACGTTTTTGTGCCTGATATAATTTTGGTGCATTTCGTTTTACAGATATTGATGATTCCACAGCCGTACCACCAGTAGCTGCAGTAATACCTGTTATTGAAAAATTACTAGAAGATAAATCAGCAACTTGTCCAACAGCAGTAAATGAACTAGCTTTATTTGCAGCTATACCATTAGTAGTTAAATATTCTATATAAATGACATTACCATCAGTTAATGCTTTTCCTACTGCATCATCACCAAACAATATTTCATATTGTTGATCTTCAACTTCTTGTATAAAGAAAACTTTTTGTGTTGATGCAATTGTAGTAACATCTAAATCATTAGCATTCTTCCATGTAACGATAGTTGAATCATTAACTGAATTTTCGATTTTTACAGTTATCGTACTAATATCAACATTCTGATTTGGTATAATAAATCTTTGGTTTGTATTTGCAAGATTAACTATAAATCTACTATTAATAAAAGTTCCTTCTTTTATTTCTAAATTATTAATAGAATATACACCGCCTATTGGAGCAATTGTTGTTGCAGTTGGAGTAACAAAAGTATAACTAACTGAATTAACACTTGTAGTAAATTTTGTACCCTTTTTAATAGTAATTGAAGTAGGAGAACCAGAAGGAGTGAAAGTCATATTTAGAAATGCAGATGGTGCTTTAACAGATGACGGAATAACATTTAAATGTTTTGCGTGTGAAACGATTGACTCTCTAAGTGTTGCAGAATCTAAAAACATTTCATTAACTGCCATGTTTGCATAGTAACCCATATAATGAGTATTGTATGCAAGAATATCTATTAAAACATCCATACCACTTCCATCAAAATCATAATCTGAAAATTGATTCTGAGCTTTGAGATAAGTTTTTAAATTAGATTTAATATCATCAAATTCTAAATCGGTAATTGTTAGTTTATTGCTTGCCATTTATCTTATCCTCTCCAAGAATAATGAAACTTCTATTGGTTCTGGTGAATTGATAACTGTAAAAAGTATAGAAACATTAAATCCATTATTATCTACACCACCTGCAACACGAACATCATCAACAAGTACTCTTGGTTCATAATTTTGCAAACAAGCTGTTATTGCTAATTTGATGTCATATTTGGTATGTGCAGTTGCAAGGCCAAATAAATGTCTCGTTACTCCTCCATCAATTTCTGGATGAAAATGCTTTTCATAACGATTAGTCAAAATAAGATTTCTTACAGATCGTTTAACAGCCTCAACATCTGTTTTCTTTACAATATCATTAGTGATAGGATGTTTAACAAAATCTAAATCAAGATCACGCCACCTTCTGGTATGAGTAGAAAGACCTTTTGTATTTATTGTTGCCATACCTTTTTCCTTGCATTACTTTTTTATTTATGTTATATTGTATTGTTGGGTGCGATGGGGTTCAGATTATCTTCTTTTATCACCTTGTCCACGACTCTTTTTCCAACATCTTTTTTTAGCTTTATTCTTTGGTCTACTTCTCTTAGACCTTCCAATAGATGTTACTTTTTTAACTGTTTCTCGCTTAGTTTTAATGTTCTGCTGAGTCATAATATCCCCTCATATATTTATAAAAGTTTTACCAATTTAATGATGATGTACTCCCTTTTCACAACCCTGGGTAACTAAATGTTTAAAATCATCATGCATATATGCTTGAACTTGCATTGCGGCCGCAAAACCAGTTCCTTTATATCTGAGTTCCATTTCTAAGATTTTTTTATCATCTTTCTTGGGAGAATGTAATACTTTTTTCATCATCCAAAACTTAATAGATGCTGAAGCTCCAGCTTTTGGTTGAAATTTAACATAATAATCTTTTTGTGGATCAGATCCTTTTCCAAACCACCTAGATAATGCACATATTATACTTTTTAGTTCATATGTAGTTCCGTTACCAATTCTAACTATTCCTTTATTGGTAATATCAGCTTTACCAGTACATAAAGCAAATCCAAAATAATATTTTTTAAATTCTTTATTACTAGCAATATCATTGGCCAAAGAAATTTTAAGAACTTGGTCTGTTAATTCTTCACATAATTCTCCAACTATTTTCGGATTTTTATTTAAAGCATTCATCATAGTGTTAAAAAAAGGTGCTTCCATTCTTGCTACTTCAGCATTAACCATACTTCTAATAGGTAAAGTACCACTACTAGCACCTTTCATATCAATTAATGGTTTTTCACTAAACTTTGGTTTTTTATTTTTAAATTTTTCTTTACCACCACGATACCATGTAGATTTTTTTGCTAAGGCTTTTCTTTTAGCTTCACTACCAAGACCTAAATAACTATCAGTATGTTTAGGTACATTTTTTTTATCAAATCTATATCGACATAATAATTCTAAACTTCCAACTTTTGATAATGGAGGAACTACAACTTGCTCGTGTTCAAAAACTGCATCTCTAAATTTCTTACTATTTGCAATAGCACCAAAAAATTCAAATCTTTCTCTTTGTATTTTTTCTACAACTTTTTGTGCAGCTGGATATGTTGGATGTTTTGAAATATTTTTTTTCTGTCCAGTTTTACCTTCCATAATTACTGCATCTTCAACACTACCATTTACCTGTCGAATAGCATCATCTATTGATCTATTAATCATTGTCGGATCTGTTGATGATGCAGCCGTCGGTTTCTTTTTTAATGATACACCAAAAAATTGTTTATCACCAGTACGAATAACCATATCAGAAGAATTAAAATCCTTCATACCACCCCGCGATAATCTAAATTGACTTATATCACTATGCCAAGTACCACCAGTTAAATAAATTTTAGAAATTGGTTCTTTTCCACCCTGTTTTTTCTTTCCATGATCTCTTGCCATCCATTCATGTATTGATTTTGCTGCACTAATACCAACAGCTACATTTGTTAAAGCAACTTTTAAATCTTTTGGTGTTTTTACTTCTTTAGGAGTTAATCCTTTTTTTGTTGATGACATATCATTACCAGACATTTCTATTTTTCTGCCCAATAATGTTTTTTGCCAAGTACTACTTTTCCACCATTTTTCAAGAACTTTTTGATCTTCACCATTAACATTTTTAGGTAATTTATCCCAAAGTAATAAAGCAACAGCAGTAGCTGGTTCTGATAATTCCATTTAATCCACCCTTATCCACTTCATATCTTTAGCATATTTAACCGAATCTTCCCATTCTTTCTCGGTACGAAAAATAGTAAACTCGTTA